GCCAACCATGGCCAAAGCGTACCGGCTCCCGATACCCCGCCCAGCCAAGACGACGAGGAAGAGGCAATGAAACCCGAACAGTTCAACCAGCTGACCGAGGCCCTGACCGGCCTGTGCAGCAAAGTCGAGACGCTGGCCACCCATGTGGCCACCTTCACCACCCAGCAACCAGGCACCCCAGCCACGGAGCCGGCCAAGGTCGAGCCGGACTCGAGCGCCATCACCACCGCGCAGTTCAGCAAGCTGACCGAGACCCTGACCGGCATGGCCGGCAAGCTCGACAGCCTGAGCCAGACCATCGAACAGTTCTCTGCCGAAAAACCGGGACAGCGCCCGAGCGCTCTGGGCGGCGAAGACACCCATCACGTCGTTTGCTAAGGAGCCCTCAGTGAGCCAACCCCTTACCCCCCAGGCCGAGCAGCGCCTGAATCACTTCTGCAGCGAACTGGCCCGCGCCTACCGTATTGAACAGCCCCAAGTCGGCAAGATGTTTAGCGTGGTGGGTCCCATGGAAACCACCCTGCGCAAGGCCATTCTGGCGTCGGTCGAGTTCCTGGGCATGATCACCTGCCTGGACGTGGACCAAGTAACCGGTCAGGTGGTGCAAGTTGGCATTGGCCAGCTCTACACCGGCCGCAAAAAGGCTGGTCGCTTCAAAGGCGATATCGGCGTGGCCGGTAACAACTACGAGCTGAAAGAAACCGATTCGTGCGCCTCGCTCTCGTGGGCCACCCTCTGCACCTGGGCCAACGCCGGTAACGAGGGCGAATTCGTCAAGATGGTGGGCGAGTTCGTCAACACCGCCTTTGCCCTCGATATTCTGCGCGTCGGCTGGAACGGCACCCAGGCCGCCGACACCACCGATCCGGAAAAGTACCCGCTCGGGGAAGACGTCAACAAGGGCTGGCACCAGCTCGCGCGCGAGTGGGAAGGCGGTCGCCAGATCGTCAAGGCCGGGGCCGGCAAGAAGATCCACTTCGACCCGGACGGCAAGGGCGATTACAAGACCCTGGACGAAATGGCCTCGGATCTTATCAACACCACCATCGACCCGCTGTTTCGCCAGGACCCGCGCCTGGTCGTGCTGGTCGGCACCGATCTGGTGGCGGCCGCCCAGGCCAAGCTCTACAGCGAAGCCACCAAGCCCACCGAACAGATCGCCGCCCAGCAGTTGGCCAAATCGATTGCCGGGCGCCGGGCTTACATTCCGCCCTTCTTCCCGGGCAAGCGCATGGTAGTCACCACCTTAGACAACCTGCACTGCTACACCCAGCGCGGTACCCGCAAGCGCAAGGCCGACGATAACCAAGACCACAAGTGCTTCGATAACCAGTACTGGCGCATGGAAGGCTATGCCATCGGTGAATACCTGGCCTACGGCGGTTTTGACGAGGCCGATATCGACGTCGGCCCGGCCCCCGGCGCCAGCGAGCCAGCAGGGAACTAAACCGTGGCGCTCTCTCCGGGTCTTCGCCACAAGCTGCGCCACCAGGCCAACGCGGCAGCCACTCAGGCTGCCGTCACCGGCCAGGCGAGCGGCGCCATCGCTGACAGTCTGCACCTGCAGCTGTTGGCGCTGGAGCAAGACATTGCCCGCCTGCGCCAGTGTCAGCGACTGGCCGACCGGCAAGAGATGAAGCGCCGCGAATTGCTGCCCAAATACCGCCCCTATGTGGAGCGTTATCTGGCGGCCGGCATCGTTCACCGTAACGAGCTGTTTGCCCAGCTCATCATCTGGGCCTTTGACGTGGGCGACTTCTCGCTCGGCATCGACTGGGCGCTGATCGCCATCGAGCAGCACCAACCCACCCCGAGCAACATCAAACGCAACTGGGCGACCTTCGTGGCCGACACCGTGCTGGAGTGGGCCGAGGAGCAAAGCGCCAACGGTCACGCCATCGAGCCATGGTTTACCCGGGTGTTTGACCTGGTGCGCACATCGTGGCGCCTGCACGAACAGATCACCGCCAAGTGGTTCCGGGCTGCTGGCCTGCACCTACTGCGTGATCAGGGCGGCAAACCGCTGCCGAGCGCCGTCGAGGATCGCGCCGTGCTGGAGCAGGCCGACCACTGGCTGGCGCAAGCCGAGCAGTGCCACCGCAAGGTGGGCGTCGCGACCATGCGCAACAAGATTGCCATGCGCCTGCGGGTGCTATCGGCGTAACGACTCTCCGCGCCACCGTCCCCCGGCGGGGAGGATAGGACGCCGTCAGGCGCTCCGAATCCTGCGATCCGTGGCATCAGGGGGACACCTATTAACGAGGACATTGGCATGTTCAACGGCAACCAGATCGAGTACAGCGGCGAGACCATCAGCAATGATGGCTTCTGGCCCGATGTGGTCGTGGCCGACTTCGAACGCCAGAGCGCCCAACCGGCCGATCTGGATCATGCCGCCATTGCCGCAGCCCTGCTCGCCGCAGTCGGCCAAATCAATCTGCAGCTCGATGACTATCGCCTCACTCAGCAGGCGCAGGGGTTTGCCAGTGCCGCCGACGTGCCGGGGGTGGTCATCATCAACGGTCAGAACGCACTGACCTCTAACTATCTGGCCGCCGTCTATGCCCGTGCCCGCGCCGAACTGCTGCCTGCCGCTGCCAGCGTCACTGAACGCCAGGTGGCCAATCGGGTGGCCGAGAGTGAAACCGGCACCCGCGAAACGTGGCTCGGCATCAGCCAGCAGCTGGTGCGCGTCATCAAGGGCAAACGCCGTGTGGGGGTCGCACTGCTATGAGCTATCAAGGATATAAGCTGCGGACCTTGCATCAGCACCTGCTCACCGTCATCCCCAAGCCCTGCCACAAGCTGCTCGACAGCTGGATGGAGCGCGGCACCCTGCGCCTTGAACCGCGCAACATGGGGCCAACTGGCCGCAACGTGGCCACCGTCGCCTATACCGCCGTGTTTGTTATCGAGTCGCTGCCGTTTCGAGCCCTCGATCCGGCCGTGGTGCTGGCCAGTATCGCCGCCTGGTTGCAAGACCATGACGACGAACGCGACCGCTATGAACTGCCGGACCCCGAGTTCGTGGTCACCGCCGACGACGAGAAAACTGCCGATCTGGAAGTGCAGATCCAGTTTGTTGAAGCCTTGGTGGTCTCTCCGGATGCCAAGGGGCAAGTCGAGTATGACGGCCAGCGCTGGAACGTGGTGCCCTATGAGATCTGGACCGCTGACACCATCAACCTGCATGTGGGTGATACCCGCCACACCGTAGGGGGTGACCAGTGATCACCGTGACCATCGACACCCGCCGCACTGCCGCCCAGCTCAAGCTGCTCGAGATGCCAGCCAAGAAACGCGAGCGTCTGGTCTGGCGCGCCGCCAATGAACTGAAAAAAGTGGCGGGGCGCAACATCAGCAGTCAGCAGGACTGGAACGGCCAGCCGTGGGTACCGCGCAAGCGCGGCAAGCGCAAGATGCTGCAAGGGCTGAAAAAGCTGATCGTGATCCAGCAATCCGGCAGCAATGCTGCCGCCATCACGTTCAAAAAGGGCGCCTATGGCCTGCATGGCGCCGTAGTGGCCAGCACCCATCAGCAAGGGCACACCTTCAAAATCACCGCCGCCAGCCGCGCCAAGGTCAAGCCGTCAGGGGCCGACAAGGGCGAACCGGCCAGCCGCGCTCAGGCGCGCAAGTTGCGCCGCCTCGGCTTCAAGCGTCCGGGTAAGCGCAAAGGGCAATATCGCTCGGCCTCGCTCGGCTGGATTACCGAAAACATCAACTATGCCCAGGCTGGTCTGCTCATCAAAAAGCTGCGCGACGAGCCTGCCAAACAAAGCTGGGAGATCCGTCTCCCTGCCCGCCCCTTCCTTGGCGCCAATGCCCAGCAGCGTGAGCAAGCGTTCGAACGCGCACTGCAGGGCATCAACTATGGCTGGGATGTCAAAAAGCAAGAGATGAGGAAATAACCCATGTGGCCTTATGTCCAGATTAACAACCTCAACCAGCAGCAGGGCGCCGTCACCGAAGTTGAACGCCACCTGCTGTTTATCGGGTCAGCGCCGGAAAACACCGGCAAGCTGTTATCGCTCAACACCCAGTCGGATTTCGATAAGCTGCTGGGCAGTGCCAGCTCTGATCTGAAAACCAACCTGCAGGCCGCCATGGCCAACGCTGGCCAGAACTGGACTGCTGCCGCCTATGTGCTGCCGACGAATGGCAACTGGCAAGACGCCGTGCTGGAAGCGCAAAAGACCCAATCGTTTGAAGGGATCGTGGTACTCGGCCATGACTGGGACACTGACAGCATCACCGCCGCTCACACCCTCAATCAGACCCTGATCGCCAAGTGGGGCCGCTATCAGTTCATGCTGCTGGAAGCCCGCGCCCGGGTGAATGACGAAACCTGGGCAGATTATGAAACCGCGCTAGTCGCGCTGCAGGATGGCATCAAGGCCGATTCGGTCACGCTAGTGCCCAAGCTGTGGCCCCAACTCATCGGTGTTTATGCCGGCCGTCTCTGTAATCGGGCCGTCAGTGTGGCCGACAGCCCGTGCCGGGTGAAAACCGGCGCCCTGGTCGGCATCGGCGCCAAACCGGTTGACGTCAATCATGACGAACTGCCGCTGGCCATGTTGCAGACGCTCGAGAAAAACCGCATCTCGGTACCGATGTGGTATCCCGACTATGACGGCTATTACTGGTCCGATGGCCGCACGCTGGACGGCGAAGGCGGCGACTATCAGGTGATCGAAAACCTGCGGGTGGCCTACAAGGTGGCCCGTCGTATGCGGATCCGTGCCATCGCCCGTATCGGGGACCGTTCGTTTAACTCCACCCCGGGTAGCACCGCTGCCGCCATCACCTACTTTGGCAAAGACCTGCGCGAGATGGCCAAGGCCGTCACCATCAACGGTCAGCCGTTCCCCGGTGATATCTACCCGCCGCAAGCCGGTGACATCACCATCCAGTGGCTCAATAAAAACGAGGTCAGCATCTGGGTCGTGGTGCGTACCGTCGAGTGCCCCAAGGGCATCACCGT